AAGAAGTACAGCTGATGGCGTTTACGGAAGACCTAAGCATCTTCCTTGCAGACTTCGGCGTCAGCTGCACAGCTGGCGCCGTTACTGCTTTGGGCATCCTTGACATGCCTGGCCAGGTGATCAGCGATGGCATGGTGCTGACCACTGACTACACACTGACCGCGAAGGCGTCTGACTTCGGCAGCCTGATCCGCAACGATGCAATCACGGTTGATGCTGTGGCCTACACAGTGCGAGAGGCGATGCTGCTGGATGATGGCAAGATTGTTCAGATCGCATTGCAAAAGACATGACGACAAAGCGCGAGACCATCCTTGCCGCAGTCCGCACCGCACTGACAGGCACCACGGGTGTTAGCACGCGGATCTATCGCAGCAGGGTGGAACCGATCAGCCGCGGCGAGAGCCCCGCGATAGTGGTCGAGCCGGTCAGCGATTCACCGCAGCAGAACACCTCGCTGCCGACGCTGGACTGGAGCCTGACGGTGCGTGTGGCGATCATCGTGCGCGGTGCTATCCCTGACCAGGTTGCGGATCCGATCATCGAAAGCGCGCACGCGAAGATCATGGCCGACCTAACCCTCGGCGGCTATGCCATCGACGTGCAGCCGGCCCCCGTGAGCTTTGACCTGCAGGAAGCAGACCAGCCGGCTGGTGTGATCACAATGGATTATCTGGTGCGGTACCGCACGAGTGTGGCAGACTTGACAACGTAAGGAGTTGCTATGATGGAAGACGAATACCAAGGTCAAGGCGGCACTTACCTCCTTGATCCAAAAACCGGCAGACGAAAGCTCATTGAGCGGACAGAGCCGGCCAATCCCTCTGAACCCCAACCCGAGGAACTGAGCGATGGCTCTGACCCGCAAACGACTGATCCAGGTTAAAAAGGAATCCACCTACGGCACCGACAGCACACCTGCTGGCACCGATGCACTGTTGGTGCGCAATCTTGAGATCACTCCGATCGAGGCTGATGTGGTCAGCCGTGATCTGATCCGCAACTACCTTGGCAACAGTCCGCAGCTGCTGGCCAACACCCGGGTCAGCATCACCTTCCAGGTTGAAATGGCAGGCTCCGGCACCGCCGGCACCGCGCCCCGCTATGGCGGCATCCTGCAGGCTTGCGGCCTGTCCGAGACGATCGTGGCCAGCACAAGCGTGACCTACGCGCCGGTTAGCAGTTCTTTCAGTTCTGCCACGATTTACTTCAACAATGACGGCATCCGTCACATCATGACCGGCTGCCGCGGCACGTTCACATTGAACGCCGAGGTGGGTCAAATCCCCACGATCGACTTCACGATGATCGGGGTGTACAACGCGCCAACCGACACGGCACTGCCTACAACCACCTACAGCGCACAGGCCAGCCCGCTGATCTTCAGGCAGGGCAACACCTCCGGTTTCCAGTTCTTCAGCTACGCCGGGTGTCTGCAGTCGGTCAGCCTTGACATTGCCAACGAGACGGTTTACCGCGAACTTGTTGGTTGCACCAAGGAAGTGCAGATCACCAACCGCGCGCCTAATGGCACGGTAATGATCGAGGCAGTTTCGCTAGCGACGAAGGATTTCTTCAGCACCGCCCAAACTGAAACCACTGGCAACCTCACGTTCTTGCACGGCACCACCGCCGGCAACCGTGTCACCTTGACCGCTGGTCAGTGCGACATCTCAAACCCCACCTATGGGGACCAGGATGGCGTTCAGATGCTCAACATCCCCTACGTTGCAGTGCCGACCACGGCCGGCAATGATGAAGTCAGCCTAGCCTTCACCTAATAAGACACCTCAATGGCATTTGTTCTGTCACAGACCGATTCCTATAGCTGGCCGGTCATTGTCGAGTTTCCAATCGACGGTGGCCGGTTTGACAAACAAACATTTGATGCCGAGTTCAAGCGTCTGCCTCAGTCCCGAATCCGCGAGATATGGGATCAAATCCAGTCCAGCGACTTGAGCGATGAAGAGCTTTGCAATCAGGTGTTAGTGGGCTGGAGCGGTATCCAAGACGCTAAGGCCGGGGATGTGCCCTATAGCGAGAAGGCGAAAGCCGACCTGTTGAACGTCCCACTGGTGGCCGCTGCGGTCGTTAGCGGCTGGCTCGACAGCTTGAGCAAGGGGAAAAGAAAAAACTGACAGAGGCCGCCGAGCATTGGGCCGGCGGCGGCGTCAAGGATGAGACGCAAGCTGATGCGGCGGTGCTTGGCCTGGTGCTGCCAGATCAAGACCGCAGCGATCACTTTGAGGTGTGGCCAGAGAACTGGGAGATTTTGCTGATGTGGTGCCGAGTGCAAACCCAATGGCGCACCAGCGCAGGTGGTGCTGTTGGGCTTGATTACGGCGTTTTGGCTTGGCTGTTTAAGATGTATGCAGTCAAAGATCCGCGCACGCTTTTGGAGGGCCTACAGGTTATGGAAGGCGCAGCGCTAGCGGCAATGAACCGGGAGAGCTGAACCATGGCAATGAACCTCGACACGGCGATCAAGTTCACAGCCAAGCTGGAAGGCACGGGGCTGGATCAGCTAAAGCGTGGACTGCAGGGTCTTGCGCAGCAGGGCAACGTCAGCAAGCGCACGCTGGATCAGCTCTACACAGCGACCAAGGTGCTAGGTAGCGCATCAAAGAACACGGTTGCTGGCCTTGAGCGAACTGTTGGCGCACTGAAGTCGTTGCGTGACAATGCCGAGTTTGGTAGCCGCAAGTTCAAGCTGCTGAGTAACGACATACAAGCCGCTGAGGTACGCCTGCGGAAGTTTCAGGGAGCAGCGTCGGCATCGGGAGGTTTGTCCCGTGGCAGCACGCTCATGGCGGGTTTTGCAGGCGGCGTGGCCGGTTCTCTGACAACCATGGCAGCTTCTGGCGCCATGAATGCAGCGGGCGGCATAGTGCAGGCCGGCTTATCAGCTGAAACTGCCCAGGTGCGCTTGAAAGCGCTTACCCAAGAATTTGGCGAATACAACGCTGCGCAGGAGTCCGCGACCCGGATCGCGCAGACCTTGCGGATTAGCCAGACCGAAGCGGAAGACAGCTTCTCGCAGCTCTACGCGGCGCTGCGCCCCACCGGCGTGACGCTTAAGGAGGTAGAAGATGCTTTCATCGGCTTTACGGCTGCTGCCCGTGCCAGCGGCGCCACCTCGATTGAATCTGCGGCAGCGTTGCAACAGTTAAAGCAGGCGCTCGGTTCTGGCGTTCTGCAGGGTGATGAACTGCGTTCGATCAAAGAGCAGGCGCCAGCCGTAGGACAGGCAATCGCCAAGGAAATGGGAGTCACCGTTGGCGAGCTTAAGAAGTTGGGTTCTGAGGGCAAGATCACTACTGACGTGGTGCTGAGGGCGTTGGCCCGGCTAAAAGGCGAGAAGCTAGATGATCTGAATGCGCAATTCAACACGGGTACGCAAGCGCTGAAAGATCTGCAGATTGCAGCCGAAAATGTTGGCAAATCTATTAGCCGCATCTTTGGTCCAACAGCGCTGAAGGTAGTGAAAGAATTTGCCGGTGGCCTCCAAGATGTGGCCAACGTGCTTGGTTCGCTTAGTGGTGACAAAGGCGCCGAGGCAATTATTCAGGATCGCATCCGCGCTCGCGAACAGGCACAGACCGACACAGGCAACCGTCCATTTGGCCTGTTTGACGTTGCTGGGAAACAGACCTTTTTTCAACAACGACAGGAACAATTGTTTCAGCAATTTCAGCGCGACCGGGCTAATGCGCCGTCTAGTGATAAACCGACCGCAACACAACAGCGTGCAAAGGATGATGCTGAGCAGGCACGCCAGCAAGCACGCGATCGTGCAAAGAACGATGCAGCCAAGAAACGCCTTGACGATGAAATAAAGATTCGGCAGGATGCCGAAAAACGGCTGGCTGATTTTCGCGAGCAGTCGATCCAGCGTGCAGCCCAGCTTGAGCGTGACCTAGGAGAACAGCGGCAGGAGCTAGAGCGCAGCACGGCAGAGGCCCGCCGGCGGATCGCTGCGCAGCAGCAGGAGTTTGCACTTGAGGCCGAACGGCAGAAGCTGCGCGGCGCTGGCCTAGGCACTGAGGCGCTCGACACCCAGGCACGGCTCAACGAAGCGACTAGGCGGTTTACCGAGCAAAAGATCCAGATTGAGCAGAGCGCCACCGATAAGCGTGTGCAGATCGAGCGCACGCTGGCCGACTACCAACTGAGCGTTGCGCGGGGCATCAGCGAGATCCTGCAGGATG